AGGACTTCGCCCGGAGTTCAAGGACGGCCCACCGGGGGAATACCAACGTTCGGGTCATGCGGTACGGTTGTTGTCTGAGCATATTGCTTCCTTGACCGGCAACATCGCAGAATGCAAAGCCCACGGCGCTGAAGTTCATGTTGGGTATTCTGCCTTCTATTCCCCCATTGTCCATGAAAATCCAAGGGCTGGAAACACGGGCGGTGTGAGTCCTTCCGGCTACATCTATCCCGAAGGTACCTACTCCACGGTGGGTCAGTGGAAGTTTCTCCAAGCCGCAATTCAGAACAATATGGGTAAGTTGTTGAGCCTGATCGCCACGTTTGCTGGTAAGCCTAGGCATAGCAGGAGAAAGTATAAATGAGTAGCGCCGCTGATGATTTCCGTATCATTCTTGATGGCAACTCCAGTGTGGGTTTGACCTTTGGTACGGATATGTTTGTTGGGGCAATGCCGGATATGCCGGATGAATGCATTTCAATCATAGACACAGGAGGGCAAGAACCAGACAGAGGACCATATGAGAAGGCCACAGTGCAGGTAATGGTTAGGGCTGGAGTTGGAGAATACATTGCGGGGTATGAATTGGCAAAGGCAGTGCAGGGAGCGTTGCATGAATACTATGGAGAACCAGATTCGGGAAGTCTTTACTATGCCGGTGTTTGGACAACCGGCGAACCATTTTACCTTGGGACGGACACAAGAGGCCGCCCGCTTTTTTCACTTAATTTCAGATACCAAAGGAGGTAACAAAAGATGACTACTAATGCTTTTGCTGGCGTAGGAACACTGTTCAAAAGAGGCACGAACGCGGTTGCGGAAATCAATTCCATCAGTGGCCCCAATCTGACCCGGGATACTATCGACGTCACCAGCCTGGACAGTACCGGGGGTTACCGGGAATTTATCCCTGGCTTCCGCGATGGTGGTGAAGTAACGCTAAGTTGCAACTGGGTATTGACTGAGTGGAGCGATTGGCTGGCTGATTTTCAATCGGATGTTATTCAGACCTATACCATTACGCTTTCCAATGCCGAAGCCACCGAAATCACCTTTAGTGCATATTGTACTGGGGTGGGCGTTGAAATACCAATGGATGACAAGGTAACAAATGATGTTACCTTGAAGATTTCCGGTGCGGTAACCATTAGCAGCTAAACACAATCTTAAAAGGAGGTTCACCAATGCAATTCTTAACCAAAGAGGCAATCAAGTCCCAGGCCGCCAAGCCGCGTGTAGAAAAAGTGGAACTGCCAGAATGGAATGGTTTCATTTACGTGCGGGAAATGTCTGCCAAAGCCCGTGATGCTTTTGAGTCCAGCACCTTCGTCTTTGACAAGAAGGGCAACCTGGACAAAAACATGGCCAACTACCGGGCGCGTTTTGTGGTATTGACGGCCTGCGACGAGGAAGGCAACTTGGTATTTTCGCCTAACGATGCGGAGTGGTTGGGCGAAAAGCAAGCAGCCACCGTGAGCAAAATCTACGATGCTGCCCAAAAGCTCAACAGTATTCCTACTGGAGAGACATTGGAAAAAAACTCCGACGTCCCCGCAGACGCTTCCTCTTCAGACTAGCCCTGGCGTTGGGGAGGACGGTTGCTGAATTGGAAGAAACCATAACTGAAGCAGAACTGGCCGAATGGATGGTGTTCTACCATAAAGAACCGTTCCTCCCACAGCGCATAGAGTACAGTGCGGCGGGGATATGCCACTTGTTGGCGATGATCAACAGAGACCCAAAAAAGGGCAAACGGCCGAAATTGACCGATTTTCTGCTTTTTGAAAATGCAGAAGAAAGGCGGCCAGAAAAGGTCACTGATCCGGATGTAATAAAGAATCTATTTTTAGCATTGCCAAATACAAAAGTGAAAGAAAGAAAGCGCGATGGCAATAACAATCGGCGAGCTGGTAGCCAAACTAAGAATTGATTACGAGGATTTTACCAAAGGTCAGCGTAAGCTGGTTCGTGGTGCAGAGGTTGCAACCAAGAACATAGAACAGCATTACGAGGACCTCGGTATTCATTCTTCGCGTCATTTGGATTTGATGCGGGAAAAAGCCAAACGCAACTTTAATGCTATTGCCAATTCCGCAGAAGCCAGTTTCAATGATATCGCTCGTGCTCACCAAGCCATGATGGCGAAGATTGCCGCCGCCAATAAAATGGGGGCTGTACCAGACACCAGAGCCGCAGAACTCCAAAAAGCCTACAAAACCCTTGGTGTTCGCCCTGCCGCAGAAATAGAAGCCCAAAAAAGACAACTACAAAAAGCCTACCAAATGGCGGCAAAGGCCGCGGGGTATGATACTGCGGAAATCCTGCGCATGGAACAAGCCAAAAACGCCAAAATAGCTGCATTGGATAAAGAATTACGGGCACAACAGATTGCTACGCAAAAACAAGTAACTGCCGCTACTCAGGCCGCCACCAAGGAAATGGCAGATGCTTACAAAACATTGGGTTTGCGTAGCAATGCTGAATTTGATGCCATGCGGCAGAAGATCTTAGACGCAAACAAAGCTGTTGTGGCGGATGCAAAAGGGAACCAAGCTGCGATTGTACGGGCCAACGAAGCCACTGCTGCAAAGCTAGCCAAGATTGACGAAATGCAGTTTGGCAAGCAGATTTCTTTACAAGAGCGAATGGCAATGGCAGCGCAAGAAAAAGCAAATGCTGTTGCCAAGGCTTACAAGACGTTAGGAATGCGTTCTGCGGAAGAATTTGATCGTATGCGGAAGAACGTAGTTTCCGCATACGATACCATTGCGCAGCATGCAATGCAACAAGCCCAAACAGGGGCAATATCCGCCAAACAAGCCACACAGACCATTCTTGAAGCAGAAAAACACAAGAACGCACAGCTCGCCCAAATGGACGAAATGCAATATGGTAAGCGGATTTCTGCTTCCGAACGCATGGCGCAACAAGTGGCGGCTAGCTTTCAAACACTTGGTATTCGTTCTTCTGCGGCCATAGAAGAAGAACGGCAACGGATAGAAAAAGCCTACAGTGATATAGTTAATAATGCCAAGAGCACCAAGGATGAAATTCTACGGGCAGAAAAATCTAAAACCGCTGCAATGAAGCGTCTTCATGCTGAGCAGTGGGGTTCGCAAAACGACTTATTCAGTCGAATCAAGACCGGCGCTGCAATGGTGTTGGGGCATGCAGTAACACAGTTTACCTTGATGGCTATGGCCGCGCACGCCATTCTCAGCCGGCTTGTTCGCGGCATCACCGATATGTTTAGGACCAGTTTCAAAGCCATGGCTGATTATGAGATCGCGGTAGCCTCTCTAGCAGCTATGGTGGTGACATTTACCGAAAGACCGGCCGGGAAGACCCAGGCCGAATATTGGCAAGATGCAGTACGGTATGCCGAAGGCATGATTCCGGTGTTGGAAAATATCGCTGCTAAAACCCTCATGACTGGTGAGCAAGTCACAGCCTTGGCCAATGCTTTTGCCCGCGTTGGTGTATTCCTTGACCCTGGCAACATCCCGCAAATGGAAGCCTTTACAGCCCTGGCCAATGCCCTGCCCATTTTGACTCGTGGCCAGGAAATCATGAAGCAGATCAACACGGAAATCCGCGCTTTGACCCAGGGCACCAACATGGCCACCTCCATGCTGCTCACCACTTTGCATGCCTTGGACCCGATGGTGAAAAAGCACATCATCCAATGGCGTGAGCAGAACACCGTGTTGGAGAACATTGGCAGGATGCTCTCCGGTTTTATCCCGGCTTCGGAACTCTTGGCTAACCAGTGGCAAGCCATCAAGAATGCCTTGACCACCATTTGGAAGCAGACGTTGCGTGGCGGCATGTTGGGCACCTACAAGGAGATCATTGCCGCCACCAAGGAATTGACCGAATGGACGAAGCAGCACCATGAGCAGATCTCGCAGGGCTTGGCCGTTGCTTGGGCAACTGTGTTGAAAACTGTTCAGCTTGCCGTGGAAGTTTTCAAACCATTCGTTCATTTGGCCAGTTTGCATTTGGGGCAATTGACGGAAATGGGCAAGCTGTATGTTTATATCATTACGCTCTTGAAGCAAGGTGTGTCGGTAATGGGCCATCTGATGATTGCAGTGGTGAACATTTACCGCACTTTTATCCAGATTTCCAAATTGCTGATGTACATTGCTACGGGGCAGTGGGGAAAGCTGGATGAGCAGCTTAGTCAAATAGCTGGGGCAGCCAAAAGTGTTGGTTCCGAGGCAAAGAAAGCTTTTGATACAGCAGCACCTTCTGGATGGGCAAATGCCGTAGGGGAAGCCTCCAATGCCATGAAAACCTTGGAGATGAATACGGCCAAGGCTTACCAGGAAATAGGCAAGGGTGCTTTGGGTGTGCGAGATGCGCTGACGCAAGCTGCTAGCGCATTTGAATTTACCCTACCTTCCGATGTTGATTACCAAATCCTTGGTGTGCAGGAAACATTTGAAAAAGCGACCAAGGAATTGGAGAACACTATTGCTACCAACACTGCCAACCTGAAGGCACTGGAAACTGCCTGGGCCAGCGGCAATCGGGATGCTATGCAAGCGGTGTTGACTAGCATGTACGATGATGTGACTTGGACAGAATCTGAAATAGAGGAAGCCACCAAAAATGCTTTGGAAAGTACACGTGAACTTCTCGCCAATGCAGTGAAGGATCGGGAAGGTTTGTATTTAGCATACATGAAAAAGATGCAGGACCTGCGGTCCAAATCTCTTTTTGGCCGGGCCGCTGATATTTTGGGTTACATATCTCCTACAGATCTAAAAGCGCAAGAGGAAAAAATTAATTGGGCTTATGATTATATTGTCAAATCCGTAGAAGCACAGTTGAAGGAAGCCCGTGCAAGCTTACTGGCATTAGAAGCCGAGTACAAGAAGCAAGCAATGAATGTTTTGTCTTCCAATGTTGCGCAAACTGATGCAGCACTAAATGAGCTTGCAATAACAATGGAAATCCTTTCTGTGGAAATTGCGGAAGCACAAAAACAAGCGGAAGCGGCACGAAAAGCTAGAGATGTTGCATTGGATAAACTTTACGGGCGCGATAAAAAAGGAGAAAGTGGAAGCAGAAAAAGAGAAAGTGAAGTTGAAAAATATATTAAAAATTTGGAAAAACAACGCGATACTATGGGGATGACGGCCAAGGAATTGGCCGTGTATGAATTAAGGATGATGAAGGCTACCGATCAGCAGATTGAGTCGGCAAAGACCATCATGGATGAAATCAAAGCACTTAAGGATAAACAAAAAGCCATAGAAGCATGTGAAAAAGCAGTACAAGACTATGAAAAATCAATGCAGATCTTGGCAGATCTGAGAATGGCGGCGCTGCCTGAAGAAGAACGGGCATTACAAGAAATAAAGGATCACTATGAAGAATTGTATAGACAGATCGACGAGCAGGTAGAGTTACAAAAAATACATGGCAAGTTTATAGGGCTTTCCAAAGAAGAGGCCGACAAACTACGCCAGGCGCTAGGTGAGCGTATGCGCGAAGAAATGGAAGCCACTTCTCAGGCCGCCAATGGGATGGTCG